CGTAAGGGACCGCCTGTTGAGACAGTATATATGAACCACAAAACTTACAAGGTCGTGCACCCGGAAGTGATTAGCCGGTGGCACTTTGACCCTGCACTTATTAACGAACCATTCGGCGACATTGGCCCTCACGGGCTTGTTCGCAACGGATGGGTCCAACAGCATGACACCTTCCCACCTGACTTCTCTTCGAGAGTCACGGCGGAGGTTAGTGATTGGCCTGTATGGTCACGTCAGCATATGCAAGACATGATCAGAACGTCGGTGTATGGGGACTTCGCAAGTCGCACCTCGGAAGGGGTGCACATGTCGATGAATCCGTATCTCAACCTAAGGCTTTACCAAGCCGGCTCTGCCGGCGAGGGAGTGCTCTTAGGGGATAGTTATGTGCTGAGTAAGCTTCAATCGGACGAAACGGGTTTACCGTGGCGTCTCGACACACCGCTTACTGTGAGTTCACAAGCCATGTATGACACTCTGGAGACTCCCATGCGTCAGCAGATACCACCATTTACGGACCCGCTCGAAAGCGAGTTCTCGATATGGTATCTTCTAGCTGACGTGAAGGAAGCTCCGAAGTTGTTAAAGTCCCTATCCCAGTCGATAAAACGACTCAAATCCCTTGCGGGAAAGGATGGGATCTTGCGCGCAGCAATCAAGAAACACAGCATGAAAGAGTTTGCTAATCTCAGACTCGCTGTGGTGTACGGATTGTTGCCTACCATCGCCGATCTGCGGGAATTCTCGCAGACCGCGCTTAAGTGGTATGATACGTGGGTAAAGAAGACGCATACGTTTGGCACGCTGCGTACCTGGAAAGGACGTGTAGTCCTCAAAGGTACCAGTGAGGAACCAACAGTCACCCGACTGCGGTTTCTCGCCTATGGGTCGGCCTATCACTATGCCGACGCTACGTGTGCATCTGGTGAGTATGTGTTGCATCAGACGTTGAAGTATTTCTTCGTCTGTCCTGAGCTCACGGACAGGATGAACGCCATTAAGGCGCTCATTGACGCTAGTGGGGTCCTAGACCCCGCGGCGTTGTGGGATCGTATCCCATTCTCGTTCGTCATTGACTGGTTTGTGAACGTGTCAAAGGCCCTCCACGGGCTCAAACCACGTTTCCTGCCAGTCACGTTAGTCGTGGCCGATTGGGCGGAAAGCCTATACCGGAAGACTGACGTATTAGTGGAGCTCGACTACGTAGGCACTACTGTCTACGGGTCTGATTCCCCAAGGCGAGACCGGTTGGTACTCGCTAAGGTGCTCCAACAAGCGCGAAGGCGTCATAGCCCAGCGCGACCAACGATTGATCCTGGTGGCATCCTCGGGAACGGATTATCCGTTTCCAGGATCCTCAATGGCACATGTGTCATTGTAGGACGAAGCGTCCGCCAGGGTAATCCTAAAGGGGGTCGTTATCGCAAGCGTGAACACGCTAGCGGTTGATCATCCCCAGACCTCCGTAATGGAGGGTCGTTGACCCCGTGGCAATTCCGCCACGGAAACGATGACAGGAAGTGATAGCAATTAGAAAGGAACTCCCAGCTACATGCTGAAAGATCCCTTGGTCATTGCAGCGCCAACGGCTGCTTCGTTTGTTACCATCGGTGCAATCCAAGATTGGCTCGGCGCCCTTGCGGGCGAAGAGAAACTTGTATTGCGGACGGTGGACAGCGGAGCGTCGTCGAGCGCGCGGAAGGGCACTCTTCTGGATAACACGAAAGTGTCCCAGAAGGTGTCGCATTCTCTTTCAAAGGAGAATGCACCTTTCGTCACGGAACGGACGTTGGTGAGGTTCGATTTTGCGCGAATCTCGCCTTCGACCGGTAAACCCGTCACTGCGTCGGTCTATACGGTGTTTGCCCTCCCACAGGGCGACACGTTCTCGGTCGCCGACATGCTGCGATACGGAAACATTGCCAGCATCTTCACCCTGCAAGGGGCATATGATGCTGAGCACGTTCCGCCGCGCATGTTCGATACTGCGATCGGTGAGACTACGAACCGTCTTCTTGACGGTGAGGCGTAGAGCCCGGCAGCACCACGTCGCGAAAGCGGCGTGAATGCGACCAGTTACTCCAGAAGCTAAAGCTGGGCTAAGAGGACCACCCTTATGGGAGTTCATAATAGCTTAGGCACATATGTGCGTATCCTTGAGCGACTGGTGACTGATGTAGCGGTTGCATATACTGTCTCGTCTGTCGTATCTCGCGATCTAAATAAAATACGATCGCGTGTGCGTCAGGAAGGGATTTCGTTCTTGACGAAGTCTCTCCCAACCCTCTCGAGGGCCTTTGACAAGGCTCTTGGAGGGGACGTAGCGTTCACTGCGGTCGGGTTCCGAAAGGAACCCGGCCGTACGACCCCCAAGTTTCTTGGGTGGTTGTTTGAGCGCATATTCGACGCAGCAGGACTAATCCGCAGTGATGCGGACGTGCATGCAATTAAGCATGTTAGGCAGATCCTTCAGCTTGTATACAAGCTGAAACTGGAGCATAGCGATGAAAGCACCAAGAAGGTACTCCAATCGTTCTGTTCCGTCCAGGACGGGCTTAAAACCCTCGTCGTGGACGAAACTGATGCAGTTGTTAAGCGGGCTCGTATGTATATTACACGCGTGCTATCTGGCCTATCGCCGAAGGAAGTGATTCCTTCGCACGGGCCAGGGGCCGTTGCTACCGGTGAGCGAGGAGGGGAGAAATCCCACTTCTCGCGACTGTACGAGGATATGGATAGAGAGTACCCCTTCACGGAGTACTTTCATCTGTCCTTGTCCCACACAGTCGACTGCGCAGCATGGCTCGACAACCTCGAGGTCCTGGGAACGGGTACGGCGAAAGTCGTACTCGTTCCTAAGGATTCTCGGGGTCCCCGCCTAATCTCCTGCGAACCACTTGAAAAACAGTGGATTCAGCAGGGACAGCGTAAAGCGCTGTACTCGTGGCTAGAGCAACATCCGTTGACTCGCGGGAAGGTGAACTTCACCGACCAGCAGATCAATAGACGTCTGGCACTCAGTTCCTCACGGGACCGGTCCAGGGTTACGCTAGACATGAAGGAAGCATCAGATCGTGTGTCACTCAAGTTAGTGCGAGCTCTCTTTGCGGGAACCGAATGGTTATCCGCGCTGGAAGCTTCGCGCTCGGGTTACACACGCCTGCCTGACGGCACCGTCGTGGAGCTTGAGACGTTTGCGCCAATGGGTTCAGCAGTTTGCTTCCCCATTGAGGCGTTGACGTTTTGGGCCCTGGCGGTTTCCGCGCTAGTGGTACATCGGCGTAAGCCGGAGTTCACCCCACTGCACATTGCAGAGAGGAGGGCTCTTGCGAGCGTCTATGTCTACGGAGACGACATCATATGTGATACCAAAGACTACAGTATCATAATGCAGCAGCTAGAGCGGTTTGGGCTATTGTTCAACCGTGCTAAATGCTGCGTCTCAGGACTCTTCCGAGAGTCCTGCGGGTGCGACGCCTACAACGGCGTCGATGTCACACCTACCCGGTTACGGGAGACATGGTGTAGTCAGTCGCGTTACAACGTCGTTCAGCTCCAATCTTATGTCGAGTTTTCGAACTCGATGTGGGAGAAGGGCTACTACGGTACCGCGTCGTTGGTTAGAGAGATGGTAGACGGCCTATTTGGCAATATACCATATCTCGACTATAAGGAGGAGACGGCGTCGGAATATTGTCATATCGACAAGATTCTGCGTCGACGCAGCTCGCCATCCCAAGGCAAGCGGGTCCCTCCTGGCCGAGTAATCGGCTACGATGCATCCGGCGTCAGTCCACACATCCTGAATCGTGGGCGCGTGCGTACCAGGTTTAACTGGCATACACACGTTCACGAGGTTCAGGGGTACTCGTCGGTTCCAGACAAAGATGTCTGGGACGAATACGGGTGGGAAGCGTTGCTAAGGAGTTTGAATTCCGGTGCAACGGGACTGCCAAACGGCGTCTATGCTATTCCGCATAGCAGTCGCATGAAGCGGACGTGGGGCTCAACAGGTTGTTGAGTTATAGGGCAAAGGCGGTCTAATCGACCACCTGTGCATCT